ATGTTAACAAATACAGTTTCACCATGGTTTTATTTAAAATATAAAAATGATGAGTTGAACCAAGAAGACGAAGCAATGGAATGGTTAGAAGATTGCACAAGAGTTCTTAACCAGGCTTTTAATAGAAGTAATTTCCAACAAGAAATTTTTGAATTATACCATGACCTTATTGCGTTTGGTACAGCAGCTCTATTTATTGCAGATGATGATGAGAATGAATTAAGATTTAAAAATATTCATATCTCAGAAATTTATATAACTGAAAATGAAAAAGGTACTGTTGATAGCTTAACTCGTAAATTTAAAATGCAAGCTAAAAACATTTACAACGCATTTCCAGGAGTAGACTTACCAGAAGAATTAGCTAAAAAATTTAATAAAGCACCGTATGATAATATTAGTATTATTCATAGTGTTTACCCTTCAACCGAATATACAAACAACAAATATGTATCTTGTTATGTTCACGAAGAATCTGGTTTTTTATTATCAGAAAAAAATTTCAAAGAGTTTCCGTATGCAGTTCCTAGATATTTAAAATCATCGAATGAAACATACGGTAGAAGTCCAGCAATGAACGCATTACCAGATGTGAAGATGTTAAATCTAATGTCTAAAACTTCTATCAAAGCTGCGCAAAAACAAATTGACCCACCACTAATGGTTCCAGATGACGGGTTTATGATGCCTATTAGAACAGTACCAGGAGGATTAAACTATTACAGAGCAGGAACCAGAGAAAGAATTGAACCATTAAATATTGGTGCAAACAATCCTGTGGGTATACAAATGGAAGAACAAAGACGGGATGCGATTAGACAAAACTTCTTTGTTGACCAACTAATCTCTGTTCAAGGACCGCAAATGACTGCGACTGAAGTTATCCAAAGAAACGAAGAAAAGATGAGAATACTTGGTCCCGTGCTTGGTAGACTACAATCAGAATTATTACAGCCATTAATTACAAGATGTTTTAATATTTTACTTAGAAATAAAAAATTTAAAGAAATCCCTGAATTTATTGGCGCTCAAAATATTGAGATTGAATATGTATCACCACTAGCGAAAGCTCAGAAAACTGGTGAACTTAATTCTTTAATGAGAGGTATTGAGATTATGGGTTCTTTACAAAATGTTGCACCTGTATTTGATTACTTAGATACTGATAATTTAGTTGGTCATATTAAAGATGTATTAGGTATTCCTGCTAAAGTTTTAAAATCAAAAGCTGAAGTAGAACAAATCAGAGCTGAACAACAAAATCAAATAGCACAACAACAACAGATGCAGCAAGATATGCAGCAAGCTGAAATTGCTAACAAAGCTGCACCGTTAGCTAAGGTACTAGGTGAATAAAAAAGATATAGCTGAATTAACAAAAACATATCAAAGAGTTTTTAAGTCAGAAGATGGTAAAACCGTTTTAGAAGACTTAGAAAAAAGATGTAACGTGCATCACACATCTTTTTCAACAGACCCGCACGAAACATCTTACAGAGAAGGACAAAGACAAGTTGTTCTTTTTATTAAATCAATCATAAACAAAAACCCTAAAGGAGAAAACCATGAGTAGCGAAAACCAGGTAGCGGAACCGCAAGTTGCGTCTGACAATAATGTTACAGAGCTAAGTAATACACCACCAATAACAGAACAAATTTCTAATTGGAAAGATAGTTTACCAGATGATTTAAAAGCTGAAAAAGCTTTAGAGTCTATACAAGATATACCTGGATTAGCTAAATCTTATATCCATGCACAAAAATTAGTAGGAGCGGATAAAATTCCTGTTCCTAATAAATTTGCAACGGATGAAGATTGGCAAGCAGTTTATAGTAAATTAGGTAGACCCGAAAAACCAGATGCTTATGAATTTAATTTAAAAGAAAATTCTAACATTGATGAAAATGCTCTTAAAGGTTTTAAAGAGACTGCACATAAAAATGGTTTATTACCTAAACAAGCTGAAGCGATAATGAATTTTTATAACGATATGACGCAAAATTATATTGAAGATTTAAATTCAAAATCTGAACAAGGCAGAAGTAATGCAGAACAAACTCTTAAAAAAGAATGGGGTGCTGCATTTGATAATAAAGTTCAACAAGCAAGTACCATTGCTAACAAATATATCAATGATGACTTTGCACATTTAACTTTATCAGATGGAACTAAAATTGGAGATCATCCAGACTTTATCAAAGCTTTTGCTAATATAGCTAATGATTTAGGTGAAGATAAATTAGTAGCAGCACAAGGACCACAATACATGACACCTGCTGAAATTGATAAACAGATCGCTAGTTTACAACAAGAAGGTTCAGCATACTGGAATAAAAATCATCCAGGTCATGCTTTGGCTGTTCAAGAGGTTCAAGATTTACTTGCTTTGAAACACAACTCAGTATAGTAAATTTGAATAACGGATAATCGAAAGACCCGTTTGGCATTTTGGAAAGACAAAAGACCGAGAGGTTAAAAATTTAGGACGACCCGCAAGGACAATCAACCGATTATTTTAACATTAACACAACACAAAAAAGGAGACATAAATTATGTCAACTCAAATAACTACAGCATTTGTAGAACAATATTCTTCAAATGTTACTATGCTTGCTCAACAAATGGGGAGTAAGTTAAGAGGTGCTGTTGATGTCGAAACGATCAGAGGAAAAAATGGTTTCTTCGATCAAATCGGTGCTACAGCAGCTGTTGCTAGAACAACAAGACACGGCGCAACTCCACAAGTAGATACACCCCACTCTAGAAGACGTGTATCTCTTGCAGATTACGAGTGGGCTGATCTTATTGATGATCTAGACAAAGTAAGAATGTTAATTGACCCAACTTCATCTTATGCAAAAGCTGCGGCTGCTGCTATGGGTAGAAGTATGGATGATGTTATCATTACTGCTTTTGACGCAGATGCAGCTACAGGTGTTGCAGGTGGAAGCACTACAGCTCTACCAGCAGGACAAAAAATTGGTGCAACTGCAGACCAAACTGATGGATTAACAGTAGCGAAACTTTTAGAAGCTAAATACATCTTAGATAATAATGATGTAGACCCTTCATTAAAAAAGTATATCGTTTGTGGTCCAAAACAAATCCAAGACTTGTTAAACACTACAGAAGTAAAAAGCTCTGACTTCAATACAGTTAAAGCTCTTGCTCAAGGTGATATAAACTCGTTTATGGGTTTCCAGTTCATCATGTCTACAAGACTATCTTTCGATGCAACTAATACAGACGATAGAAAAATCTTCGCGTTTACAGAAGATGCTGTAAAACTTGCAATCGGTTCTGACGTAAAAGCTAGAATTGATGAAAGAAATGATAAATCTTATGCTACGCAGGTTTACTATTCTATGGCGATTGGTGCTTCTAGAATGGAAGAAGACAAAGTAGTTGAGATTAGATGTAACGAATAATCATTAGCTTGGTGAGGGGAGCAATCCCCTCATCACATTATGAAGACAATAAAAGATTTAAAACCTGTATTACATTTTAAAAAAGAGAATTATGTATATAGGTATGTTTTAGTAGATAGATTTAAAAATACTGCTAAAATACATTATGGTTTTGATGCAAAACTTGAAAAAACTGAAAAAGAGATTTTTGCATTAGAAAATGATAGAAAGATTAGAAGAAAATATATAATTAAGGAGAATAAAAAAGATGGCTAGTGTAATAGAAATTTGTAACTCAGCACTAAATCAATTAGGTGCATCAACTATTTTATCTCTAACAGAAAATTCTAAAAATGGCAGACTATGTAATGCGAGATATGAGACAGTCAAAGATAGTGTATTAAGAGCGCATCCTTGGAACTCAGCAATCAAAAGACAAACTTTAGCTGCAGATACAGTCAATCCAGATTGGGGTTTTACTAAACAATATACTTTACCTTCTGATTGTCTAAGAGTTTTAACAATACAAAATTATGACTCCAATTATAAAATTGAAGGACGTAAAATTTTAACTAACGATACAAGTGTAAAATTAGTTTATGTTGCAAGAATTACTGACCCTAATGAGATGGATGTTTTATTAAGAGAAAGTATTTCTGCAGCGCTTGCTTCTGATATTGCTTATGCGGTTACTGCTAATGCAACCTTACAACAAAGAATGGCAGAGAAATATCAATTAAAATTATCTGAAGCTAGACATGCGGATGCTGGTGAAGGTTACAATACCGATGCTACCTTAGGTCCAACAGATAATATTTCTTCAGAAGATTTTATAAATAGTAGGTTATAAAATGCCAAAGACACTTGTATCAGTACCAAGTTTTACTGCTGGACAATTATCACCTAGAATGGAAGGTCGTACAGACTTTCAAAAATATTTTTCATCTGGTAAAACAATAAACAATTTTGTAGTTCAACCTCATGGTCCCATTACTAGAAGACCTGGAACTCATTTTGTATCTGAAGTAAAAGATAGTTCTAAAGCTACCAGACTTATTCCATTTTCTTTTTCAACTACTCAAACTTATATTTTAGAATTTGGTAATCAGTATATTCGTTTTTATAAAGATGATGGTCAAATTTCTTCTGGTGGTTCACCTTATGAAATTAGTTCACCATACTTAGAAGCAGAATTGTTTGATATAAAATTTGCGCAATCTGCTGACGTAATGTACCTATGCCACCCAAATCATGCCGTTAGAAAATTATCTCGTACAGGTCATACGTCCTGGACACTAACTACAGTTGATTTTTTAAATGGTCCCTTTCAAGATCATAATACTACTTCTACAACTATGACAAGTTCTCATACTGGAGAAGGTGCTTCAACTGTATTAACTTTATCATCAACAACAGGTGTTAATTCTGACCAAGGTTTTTTATCTACTGATGTTGGAAGATTAGTTCACATTAAAGATGGTCATGTTAAAATTACAGGATATACGTCTTCAACCTCTGTATCGGGTACCGTACAATCTGCAATATCTTCTGGTTCTTCAACTGATG